CACAAATCAAGGATATTAAGAAAGAAATCAAATGAGAAAAATAGACAAAATTATTATTCATTGCACAGCTACCCCTGAAGGTAGAGATGTTTCAGTAGGGGAAGTAAGACAATGGCACTTGGCTCAAGGTTGGTCAGATGTCGGATACCATTATCTCATAACATTAAATGGTACGGTTGAAGTGGGTAGACCCGAATCAAAGGTAGGTGCTCACGTTAAGGGTGAGAACAAACATAGTATCGGAATTGCATATGCGGGAGGAATGGATAAATCATTTAAGAATCCTAAAGACACAAGAACCCACGCACAGAAAGAAGCCTTAATATGGCTTGTGGATGAATTAAAGAAAAGATATCCGGGTAGCACCGTTCACGGTCACAATGAATATACATCTTACAAGGCTTGCCCAAGTTTTGATGTATCTAAAGAAGGATACTAAGTATAGCAAAAATAGTAGTATATATGGCAACCTTTCTAGTCCTTTTAAGTTTACTATCTATTTTCTTGTTCTCAGACATCAAATAAGTATTGTTATCTGAGGCATCTTTTAAGACATCCTCACAAGACTTCAAGTTACTTTCGGATATATATACTAGCTCGTATAGTTTAAGTTCCTTAGAAGAGCTTATAATAGCCTGTTCCATTAGGCTATCTTTTTGGATTAGCTCAACGTATATGTTATCCATCTGCTCAAGAGTGATGGCAACCAATGTATCTCCGTTATTATCTATTAATCCGACTTGCGAATAGGCTGATACGTTCAGAAGAAGGCAGTATATGATAATTGCTAATTTTTGTTTCATAGTATATTTTTACTGTATCTCTTTTAGAATCCAAGCTATCAATAGACATATACACCGTATCGGTAGATATAGTATTGTGTTTAGGTGATATAATCTTATTCTCTGCTTTTTTAACAAACAATAGATTAGTTATAATGGCTGTAGCTATAAGTGAATATAAAGCTATAAAAATAATTACTTGTGGACTCTTCATACTGCAAAGATAAAAAAGTTTTATATTTGTAAAAAATATAATCAAATGAAAGAATTAAGTAAAGATGAGCTAGAGCTATTGCAAGGATTAGTAACAGAGTATAACAATGTTAAAATCAGAATAGCTGACACCTTCATTGCACAGGATGCTTTATTAAAAGAGATAGAGTCAATGAAAGCTGCTTACATTAAGGAAGAGAAAAAATTATTAGAAAAATACGGAGATGATGCTGTCATCAATGTGCAAACAGGAAAAGTAACAAATGGCGATAATTAGTACATACCCAATATCAGGTCAAGTTAACCTAACAGATATATTAATAGGTTCTGACGAACAAGATGCAAATAAAACTAAGAACTACACGGTAGATTCTGTACTTGCATTATTATCTCAAGTAGCAGTAACACTTCCTGTGTATGCAGATAATGCTGCTGCTGTATCGGCAGGACTAGCAGTAGGTAGAATGTATAGAAACGCAGGAGACGGAACAAGCTCTAGCGTTGTGTGCGTTGTTTATTAATGGGAATTATTAGGAAGATATCTATTGGACCTGACTATAAGTCGGGTGCTATGCACTATATAACAGGTCAGTCTGTCCTGAATAATAGTCATACAATACATTTAATTAAATTTAATAAAGAAAAAAAATCAATCGAGATATGGATACAGTCCGGGCAAGAAGTATTTGTTTGGAAAGAGTTTAATGAAACCGTACCCGTATCTATTGAATACAACATAAACTTTTAATGAAATCACCGTTTTACTTTATAGTAAAGCCATTAAAAGGAAGACGATACGACAACACAAAAGAGATAGCAGGACTAGAGCTTGTCGTTAGTACATCTGAAGAAGACCATATGTTTTCAAACAGATATGCTGAGGTTATCGAGCTTCCAATCGGCTACACAGGAGGAGTTAAGGTAGGAGACACCTTACTCGTACATCACAACGTATTTAAGTTTTATAATGATATGAAGGGTAGGCAAAAAAGCGGAAGGAGCTTTTTTAAGGATGACCTGTTTTTTGTAGACAACGAACAGTTCTTTATGTATAAGAATGATAAGGGTTGGAACGCACACGATAGATATTGTTTTGTAGAGCCAATCAAAAAAGAGGATTCTGTTATATATAAGAATAGTGTAGAAGAACCGTTAGTAGGTATAATGAAATATCCTAACGAGTATCTGACATCTATGGGATTAAAGTCCGGGGATAGAATTAGCTTTACTCCTGATAGCGAGTACGAGTTTACGGTTGATGATGAAAAGCTATATAGAGTATACGACCATCAAATAACAATGAGCCTATGAACGTAAAGGAAACAAAGAAAAAAATAATACAGGCAGGTCATAGAGCTGTTGAGCAGTTAATAAAGGTTGCTAAGGAAGATATTATAAAGCACGACCCGGAAGATGACTTAGCTGCCGATAAACTAAAGAATGCAGCAGCTACAAAGAAGTTAGCAATATTTGATGCGTTTGAGATATTAAATAGGATAGAACTTGAAAGGGAGGCATTAGAGTCTGCCGAGAAAGGAAAAAGTAAGATAGATACAAAACAAGGATTTGCAGAACGAAGGTCAAAATAACTTATACGTCACACTAGAAGATTACGTCCCAAAGAGTGTCTTGAAAAATAAAAACAAGGCAAAGAGTTGGAAGTATGGGTATGATGAGAAGTATGATATGGTTATCATATCAAAGACCGGTGAGATAGGTGAAGTAGTGTCTATACAGGGATTGCCTATAGCATTACCACTAGTGCCTAATAAGGTGTACAAAAGAAGTGGTAAGAAAGAGGAGCAGTATTGGCAGAGAGAAGAAATACCAAAAGACTTACAGAAGATTCAATCCATATTCCAATGGAATGATAAGCCATCTGAGTTTAAAGATAGGTGGGTTGATTATATTGAATCTGAATTTGATTCACGAGAGTATGGGCATTGGTTTATGAACAATGGCGTGCCTACATATATGACAGGAGCACATTATATGTACCTGCAATGGACATCTATTGATGTTGGGTATCCTGACTATCGTGAAGCAAACCGTATACTATATATATTTTGGGAGGCTTGTAAGGCTGACAAAAGAAGTTTCGGTATGACATATCTTAAGATAAGACGTTCAGGGTTCTCGTTTATGAGTTCTTCTGAGTGTGTTAATACAGGAACGCTTGCAAAAGATTCAAGGGTTGGTATATTATCAAAGACAGGTTCAGATGCTAAGAAGATGTTTACTGATAAGGTTGTTCCTATAAATAGTAGGCTACCTTTCTTTTTCAAGCCTATTATGGATGGTATGGATAAGCCGAAGACAGAGCTTGCATTTCGTATCCCGGCAGCTAAGATTACCAAGAAGAATATGTACGACACAAGCGATGATGAGTTGTTTGGGTTGGACACCACAATAGATTGGAAGAACACGGATGATAACAGCTATGATGGTGAGAAGTTATTATTGCTAGTACACGATGAGAGTGGTAAGTGGATAAAGCCAAATAATATTTTAAACAATTGGCGAGTAACTAAAACCTGTTTGCGACTAGGTAGTAAGATTATAGGTAAGTGTATGATGGGCTCTACATCTAATGCACTTAACAAGGGTGGTGATAATTTTAAAAAGCTATATAATGACTCTAATGTTTTAAATCGTAACTCAAACGGTCAAACTAAAAGCGGTATGTATTCACTTTTCATCCCAATGGAATGGAATATGGAAGGATTCATAGATAGGTTTGGGATGCCTGTATTTAGGACACCTGATAAGTCTGTGCTAGGTGTAGATAATGAAATGATATCTCAGGGTGCAGTAGACTATTGGGAGAATGAAGTATCTTCATTGAAGAACGATGCAGATGCACTCAACGAATTTTATCGTCAGTTTCCACGAACAGAGTCACACGCATTTAGGGATGAAAGTAAGCAATCTATATTTAATTTAACTAAGATATATCAGCAGATAGATTATAACGATGCATTAATAAAAGAGCATCATATAACACGAGGTAGCTTCCATTGGAAGAACGGTGTTAAAGATAGCGAGGTTGTGTTTAGCCCGGATAAGCGTGGTAGGTTCAATGTAAGTTGGACACCCAATAAAAACTTACAGAATAGGGTGGTTGACAGAAACGGTATTAAGTATCCCGGGAATGACCACATAGGTGCATTTGGTTGTGACTCGTATGATATATCAGGAACAGTAGGTGGTGGTGGTTCTAATGGTGCATTGCACGGGGTGACTATGTTTAATATGGATGAAGCACCAAGCAATGAGTTCTTTTTAGAATATGTAGCTAGACCACAGACAGCAGAGATATTCTTTGAAGAGGTATTGATGGCTTGCGTATTTTATGGAATGCCAATACTTATAGAGAATAACAAGCCAAGGTTGTTGTATCATTTTAAGAACAGGGGATACAGAGGGTTCTGTATGAATAGACCTGACAAGTCATATAATAAGTTATCAAAAACTGAACGTGAGCTTGGTGGTATACCTAATAGTAGTGAGGATGTTAAGCAGGCACACGCAGCAGCGATTGAGTCATATATAGAGAAGTATGTAGGGTTTGATGTAGAAGGTACATATAGGGACTCGGAAGACATAGGCTCTATGCCATTTACTAGAACACTTGAGGATTGGGCTAAGTTCGATATAACTAATAGAACAAAGTTTGATGCTTCGATAAGTTCAGGGTTAGCAATTATGGCTACACAAAAGCATCTATACGTGTCGGAGAAAAAACAATCAAAAATAAAGATTAACTTTGCAAAGTATAGCAATAAAGGAAATATTAGCGAAATTATTAGATGAACGATGTTAAAATAAACATATCATCTACAGGATTCCCTAGTCAATTTGTATCAGATGCCGAGAAGGCTACTGATGAATTTGGCTTGCAGATTGGACAAGCAATTCAATATGAATGGTTCAAGAAAGATGGGAGACAATGTAGATTTTATAGCCAATGGGGAGATTTTCACAGACTAAGACTATATGCTCGAGGAGAGCAATCTGTAGGGAAATATAAAAATGAGTTAGCCGTAGATGGTGACTTATCGTACTTAAACCTAGATTGGACACCTGTTCCTATATTACCAAAGTTCGTTGACATTGTTGTTAACGGAATGTCTGACAGACTGTTTAAAGTTAAGGCATATTCTCAAGATGCTTTATCTCAATCTAAAAGAAGTAAGTTTCAAGAAATGATTGAAGGGCAAATGATTGCAAAACCATTCCTTCAAAAAATACAAGAAAACACAGGAGTAAATCCGTTTACTGTAGATTCAGAAGAACTACCTGAAACGGATGAAGAACTAGCATTGTATATGCAGCTTAAGTATAAGCCTGCAATTGAAATAGCAGAAGAGACTGCTATTGATACAATGTTCGATGAAAACCACTACCAAGATATTCGTAAAAGAATTGATTATGACTTAACTGTATTAGGTATGGGTGTAGCTAAGACAGAGTTTTTGCCGGGTGCAGGCGTAAAGGTTGAATATGTAGACCCTGCCAATATTGTGTATAGCTACACCGAAGACCCTAACTTTAAAGATTGTTTTTATTGGGGTGAGATTAAAACAGTTCCAATTATTGAGCTAAAGAAGATAGACCAAACTTTGACAAATGCAGACTTAGAAGAAATATCTAAGTATGGACAGTCTTGGTATGATTACTATAATGTAGCTCAGTATTACGACAACGATATATTCTATAGAGATACTACTACTTTAATGTATTTTAATTATAAGACAACTAAAAAAGTTGTATATAAGAAAAAGATTAAGGATAGTGGAGCTATATCAATGGTAGAAAAAGATGACCAATTCAATCCACCAAAAGAAATGATGGATGAAGGTTCATTTGAAAAGGTAGAGAAAACTATTGATGTGTGGTATAACGGTGTTATGGTTATGGGTACTAATATAATACTCAAGTGGGAAATGGCTGAGAATATGGTAAGACCAAAGTCTGCTACACAGCACGCACTTCCTAACTACGTTGCTACAGCACCAAGAATGTATAAAGGTGTTATTGAGTCTTTAGTAAGACGTATGATACCATTTGCTGATTTGATTCAGATTACTCATTTAAAACTACAGCAGGTTATTGCTAAGGTTGTACCTGATGGTGTGTTTATTGATGCCGATGGATTGAATGAAGTAGACTTAGGCACAGGAGCAGCATACAATCCTGAAGATGCATTAAGACTATATTTTCAAACAGGTAGTGTTATTGGTAGAAGCTATACAGGCGATGGTGAATTTAATAACGCAAGAGTACCGATACAGCAGCTAACATCTAACTCAGGTGCATCTAAAACTCAGATGCTTATCGGTAATTACAATCATTACCTAAACCAAATCAGAAATGTAACGGGTCTTAATGAAGCTAGAGATGGTAGCACACCTGACCCGAATGCTTTAGTTGGTTTACAGAAACTAGCAGCAGCTAACTCAAATACGGCTACTAGACATATACTAGATGGAAGTCTTTATATGTATAGGTCACTAGCTGAAAGTTTATCTTACAGAGTAAGTGATGTATTAGAATATGCTGACTTCAAGGATGAGTTTATTAATAAGATAGGTAAATACAATGTATCCATATTGGATGACATAAATGAGCTATACTTATATGACTTTGGGATATTTATTGAGGTTTCTCCTGATGAAGAGCAGAAATCAATGCTTGAGCAGAATATTCAAATGGCATTATCTAAAGGTGATATAAACCTTGAGGATGCAATTGATATTCGTGAGATTAGAAATATTAAGTTAGCTAATCAGTTATTAAAAGTTAAACGTAAAGCTAAGCAAGAAAGAGAAGAGAAGATGGCTATGCAGCAGCAAGCTATGCAAGCACAGCAACAAATGCAGTCTCAGCAGTTAGCTGCTCAAACATCTATGCAAAAAATGCAAGCAGAAGCTCAGGCTAAAATGCAACTTAAGCAAGCAGAGGTAGCTTTTGAAATAGAGAAATTAAAGAATGAAGCAATGCTCAAAGAGAGGCTAATGGATAAAGAGTTTAGTCTTAATATGCAGCTAAGAGGTATGGAATCACAGCAGCTTCAGAATAGAGAAGACCAAAGAGAAAAAGCGAAGTCAGATAGAATTAGCCAACAAAACTCTGAGCAATCAAAACTAATAAATCAAAGAAAGAATAATTTACCACCTATGACTTTTGAATCTAACGAGGATAGTCTAGATGGATTTGACCTAGCTGAGTTTGAACCTAGGTAAAAAACATAATTATTTTTTGTTTAATTTTGCATAAAATCAAATCAAATGGAAATTAAAGTAAAAGAAGTAGGTGTTGTTGAGGAAAAGTCTGTACAGCAAGTTGAACAGGAGCTACTCGAAAAGCACGAAGAAAAGTTAAGTGAAGAGGTTGAATCTGAAGAAACAACTGAGGTTGTTGCTCAAGAAGAAACCGAAGAAGAAGATACAACTCAACCCTCAGAGTTAAACGAGGAAAGTGTTCTTTCATTTATTAAGAATAAGTACGGAAGAGAAATTAATTCTCTTGATGAGCTTACAGCAGCTCAGGAATCTGAAGAGATGCCTGAAGATGTTGCAGCTTATTACAAGTACAAAAAAGAAACAGGGAGAGGAATCG